CCACCCGCCACGAACGTCATTGCAAGTACAACACATCTTGCGAATAGCTCTATACAAGTCCGCTTTGCTATACGCCACTTTTCTTCCTCGCTTTCTTCACCACCTTCGCAGGCAGATGCTTTGCTGCATGGCATGGCTTGCACAGGCTCTGCAAGTTGGACCACGCATTCGTGCCACCTCTATGCAGCGGAACGATGTGATCCGTCTCTAACTCATGGATTGCACCGCAGTTAGCGCATTGGATATGCACCTGTTTGTGATGCTTGGCCGTGCGCGTCCATGATCCGCCTCGAGACTTGCCAACAGTCAACGGCTGGAACGGCGTTCCGAGATCGGCCTGGTACTTGAAGCGCGTTAGACGAGCCACGGTCCAACCCCTTCCCACAGGCGATCGTCATCCTCGTAACGCCACACCAGCAGCCACGGACTGTTGTTCTGTCGGCACAGCACCACCGGCGTGCGCTCCCCTGCCGCATCTGTCACGGCTTGCTTCATCCACCGAGCAGCGAGTCCGCATCGCGGTGCCATGTCCGGAAGGACGATGCGCCTGGACACTTGCTTCGCGTTGCACAGCGTTGCGAAGTAGAACCCGTCCGCCGACAGGCACAGCGGAAGCCGTTTCGCTCGTTTCGTCCACCAGGTGAGCCCTGACGCATAGTGCTTCACCTCGACATGGAGGCCGATGTCCTGGCTGGGCATGACATCGGCAGAGAATTTGCCCGACACTTGCGCCGTGCGCTGCCATGTGACATCGAACACCAGTTCGAGCGCACGGCACGCCTCGAGCTCGGCTCGCTTGCCCTTGGTACGGCTCTGGATCATCGCCTGTCCTCCACGATGCTGTGCTGTCCGTCCCTGACGATCACGCCGCCGCCCCGTTCCCGGCGCCGGTGGTAGTAGTCGGTGTCCCAGCCACCACCGGCGCGACCGATCTGGAATCGAAGATCCAGGATCTCTTGGTGAACGGCCCAGTAGGCCGTCCAACGCTCGCTGATCAGCCGGTGCGCCTCGTCAATCTCGAAACGGATCGCTGCTTGGCGCGCCTTCGCCATCTCGAGCTCCTTGCGGAGCCGTGGAATCAAATCCCCCGCGCCCGGAATTCCGGGACCGGACGCGGGGGCCGGAGCGACGTGCTCCTGGTGTTCATCGCCGGGATCGGTCATGCCGCCACCCCCCTGATCTTGTGCAGCACCACCGCCCGAACGTCGCGGGCGCCCTCGAGGCTGTTCACGATGCGCTGGAGCGTGTCGTAGGGCGCGTTGCCGGTGCGAGCCCAGTTCAGGCACAGGAGCCGCCACGCCGGCGGGATGTCCTCCCTCGCGAGGCCGTGCTGCTCCATCACCCGCGAGCAGACCCGGCGCTGTGCGTCGATGTCGGCTCGAGGATCGCGGGCTCGGATCCTTCCGACCAGCTCATCGAACCCCTCCCGCCCCCCCGCTGCGGCGTCAGCCGCGCCTTGGTTAGGTTGGCTAGTTCCTTGGCTAGTTAGAATCCCTAGGCACGGTTTGCCGCATTGCGCTGCATCTCCTGCCGCATTGATAGGCACGGTTTGCCGCATTACCCCTGCACCGTTTGCCGCATTGACCCCGTCGAAACGCACCGAGTAGTCGAGGCTCTTGGCCCCGCGCTGGGTGGTCGTGATCAGCCCCTTGCGCCGCAGGGAGGCGACGATGGTGCGGATCGTGCGGACGCAGAAGCCGGTCTTCAGGGCCAGCGTCCCTTGGCTCGGGTGGACGCGGGTGCCGTAGTCGATCAGCGCGAGGAGCACGAGCTTCTCCTCGGGCGTGACGGCGTCGCCGAGGCGCCAGACCTCGCTCGGAAGCGGCTTCGCCATTAGAACGGCACCTCCGCGGGATCGACCGCCTCCCACACGTCCTCGACCACGACGCCGTCCTTCCACGCCTTCAGCGACAGGACCACCGACTTGCCGCGGATCGCGTCATCGGACTGCTCCTTGAAGCTCGTGAACCACTCGACGCCGCCCTCGTCCTGCTCGAGGCCGATGCGCCAGTACGCCTTCCCGGCCTTGCTCACCTTCGCCTCGACTCCCGCACAAACGCCGCGAGCCTCGCGTAGGGCGCCGGATTCGCCTTTGGGCGCGTCGGGAGCCCGCGAGGGTGCCGGGAGCCTCTTGGACGGCGCGGGCGCCTCCTGACGGCTCTCCGTGGCTTCCTCGGGCATCTCCTCGGCGAACGATCCCTCGACGCCGACGAGCGCGAACGCGTAGCCCATCACGCCCTTCAGGGCGCGGCCCGTCGCCCGCGTCTGCGCCATGCCCTGCCGAGCGAACTGCGGCCGCGTGTTCCACGGGCGCTCGTCATCGAACACGCACGCGACGCCCTGCCCGACCGTCCTGCCCGAAGCCGTGTCGTAGACGGCAACCGTCGCCTTCCAGCAGCCAGGGATCGGCCCGTCGCCCGGGACATACACCAGATCCGTCGTTCCGGTGGTGAAGCCCAGACCCGAGCCGATCACCTGGCAGCCCGGGACCATGAGATAGTCCTTGTCCTTGATCTTCGTGACATACTGCTTGCGAACGATCGAGGCAAGCGCCTTGACCATGTCAATGTTCGCCATCACGCGCTGGGTCGGCGTGATCACCGCCTCGTTTTGACGGACGCGATCCTGCGGAGAGAGGAGGTCACCCATGGCGCACCTCCAGCTGCTTCGCTGCGGCCTTCTCGGCGCGGCGTGCGTCCTCGATCCACTTCTCGAGCTGCCCGCGGATGCTGCGGTGCTGCTTCTGTCCCTCGACCGCCGCCGCCCGGTACAAGTCCGAGCTGATCCGAATCTGGATCGTTGCGCTGTCCTTGATCTCTCGCATATCGCTGCCTTTCAATGGCAGCGGTGCGTGGTCAGTAACCGGTCCCTGCTATGGCTGTTCTGTAAAGCGAGAACATCGGACCTTGAAGCCACCGACACAGATGCACGCACCGCTACGGGTGCATCTTATCGACGATCGCGCGTAATTGCTTCAATTTTGCTTCGCGAAGGTGCGACCGCTTCTTTCGCTCCCGAGCGGCGCGTAACCGTTGCATTGCGAAGCACTTATGGGTGCCTATTCGCGCACGCCAATCCCACCCAGCGTCCGGATCGCATGACAAATCCCACATTTCGCGGGGCCATGAGTCCCGGCGAACAAGCCACCACACCCCGCGGCATTCGTCCATGCGCCGAAGGGATGCACGCACCGATGCATCCATCCCCATATTGTACCAGTATGCAGCAGCCCGACAAGGAACTAGCAATCTTGCTCCTCATCGTGTGGATTCTTGGACCCCTGTTTGGGGCCGGAATCAGCCTGGCGGTGCTGTGGTGGCTGATCAAGAGCGCCGTTTACCACGGCGTTGTTCGAGCCATCCGAGACACGCGGTAATCGTCCGGCGCAGCCAGCCCGGCGTCGCGGCGTTCAGCGCCGCCTTGCGCCTCAAGCAGCTGCCGCACGGCTTTACCCCGAGCGCGGTGGTCCCGGCGGCAATGGCATCGCCCAGGCCAGCCGGCTGCGGCGTACCTGGGCGCGGCTGATTCATTGGGCGAGCTACTCGGGGCATTCGCACTTGTAACAGGTCAGGGTCATGGGCGGCGATCCGGCGAGCGTGTACAACGTGGCAAAGTCGCCCGACAGCGGAACGCAGTTGCTTCCGGTTGCCGTCCAAGAACAGGTCGCGCCGACGGTGCCGCCGCAGTCACAATCGGCGCCGGTTCCTTGGTCGGGGCCGTAGCTCGCCAGCGCGTTGATGCCGCCGCCGCTGATCCTAAACAGCGTCATCGTGCACGGATCCACGTTCGGCGCGTAGCAGTAGTCGATGGTGTAGGTCGTTTGCCACGCCGATCCGGACGGAGCTGTTCCGACGTTGACGTAGGTCACGTCGCCGCAAGCTCCGGACACGGTCGCCGCCGGGATGTAGCCGACGTAACTGATCGAGTAGATGTAGCGATTCGTTCCGCAGCAGATGTTGCAGCCGCCTGGGCACGCCGGCGCATTCGTCTGAGCGACCGAAATGTTCCCGCTCGTGCTGGTCTGGGCTATCGATGCGTTGTCTGCCAGAAAGCACACGTCGCGCTCAAATGTCGTGCCCGATGGAGTCCAGGTGTAGACGCACGATTCGCCGTAGCAGTCGCACGTCCCGGCGTCCGGTTCCGTAGCCACCACGAACTGCTGCGAGGACACCTCGGCGAGTCCTGGCGTGTAAGTGTTAGTAACCGTGAAGCTCCGGCACTCGTCTTCGGAGATGGTGCATGGGGTAACCGTGCAAGTCAGCGCGCATTGCTGCGCGTGCTTGGCCGTCACCTCAAAGCAGAAACAGTAGCAGTTGCCACCGCCACCACAGCAGCATCGGCGCTGGCTCACTTGGCGTTCTTCCGGCACCACCAGAAGCCGATCCACGCACCAGCGGCAAGGATGGCGGTGATCAAAATGAGCGTCGAGGCGAAGTTACTTTCGGCGAGCATGGGCGACCTTTCGGGGATGCTTGGTGCGGAACGTCGCGCCGAGCGAGCAGCCGGCGGCGAAGGCGGCGGTGACGGTCACGATGATCCAGAGGATCAGGGTCTGGTCTTGGTTCATGTGCAGCTCACTTTTTGAGTTTGTAGACAATTGCAGCGACCGCCGCGAGGCCGACAGCCGCCGAGATGAACTGCATGGTCACCCACACCGGGCTCTCGGCATCGGAGACATAGGCGACGCTCTGGTGAACAGATGCCGCGCTCTGCTCGATCTCTGCCAGCTCGAGCTGCGCCGCCTCGAGGTGGCCTCGAGCGCGAACGGCCGACGCGCGGACATCGTTCGCCTCGCGAGCGATGGTCGCGGTCGCCGAAGCGCAGCCGGTGAGCAGGAGGACGGCGGCGAGGCGCTTCAATCGAAGAACTTTCGATATGGCACGGCAGGAGCCGGGTCGACCAGGGGGAGCTCGTCAAGCTGCGCCGCGGATAGCGGCTCGGCCACGCGGAGGTTTGCGTGGTAGCGGTTGTCGCCCGGTCGCACGATCACGCCTTCCTCGTCCACGACCGCCGGGATCGGCCCGATTCGGTCGAGCGTGACCCCTGCGACGGGCAGCACCATGACCTCGCCGTCCTCGTCGGTGCGTTCCTCGGCAAGTTCTGCGGCGATAAGGGCATCGTCGAGGTCGGATTCGGTGGTTGATCGGAGTAGGTAGTCCATGTCAGGTGGTCAGGGCTTGGAGTTGGGCGTTCGGGAGGCGGGTCGGCCAGTACTTCAACACGCGAATACGCCCGCTCAAATAACCGGCAGGATTGGCAATTGATCCGCCAATCGTCAGTTTGGCCAAAGTTGTTGGCAGACTTCCAACGGTATCCGTGGCAACCGCTGCTCCATTTGTAGAAGATGCAAAATCGTTTGCTGCGTATGCCGCCGCGATTTTTTGCGCGTTGACTGTCGATCCGCCAATCTGCGCCACAAACGCTCCGCTCGTATACACATTTAGCGCGTATCCACCACCCTCAAAAATCTGATCTGTCACGCCGCTGGTTGGGAGAAACGTGTAACTGCGACCGCTCGAATTAAGTCGAGATCCAACGTCAAGGTAAATCGTGCCTGCGTTGGCATTGAATCCCATCGTGGTGAGGTCGAGCAATTGGCACTCATCCGCCGCCCTGCTCCCCTGACTTGCCCCGCTAGGGATGTACGAACTGCTGCCGGATCCGGCCTCAAGTTGTGCGCCCCAAATCGACGTTCCGGCACCGGTGGCGACCCGGAAGCCGACGCGCTGGTTCGCGTTGGTCGCGGTCGCCGTGTAGCGCACCCAGCTCGCGGTGATGGTCACAGCGGTCCACGTACTGCCGTTGTCGAGCGTGTATTCGACCGTGCCGCCGCCGCTGCGCTTTGCCCAGAACGAAAACGTCCTGTTCGCGCTGCTGCCGACTGCCGCCGTCTGAATCACCGTACCGGCTGTGCCGATGGCGACGAAATTGACCGCTGCACCGGCTGTGCCGTCCGGAGCCGTGTCGGATCCTCGGCTGATGCTTGCCGAATCGGCCCAGTACGGCTCGGCGGCGACAGCGGTCAGCCGGAATGTCTCGCTGTGATAGACGAGATTCGTCGCGCTGCCTTCAATGAGGATTCCCTTGGGGTTTCCGCTCGTGTCGTAGTCGAATCGCGGATTCCCGGCGGTCGCCGTCGCCACCAGGCCGCTCGCGTTGATGAACGTGCCGCTGGTCGAGCGCGAGAAGGTCAGCCCCCTGCTCGTCAGGTCGGCGAGCGTGCTCATCTGCGTGAAGTCGAGCGAGAGCGTGGAGCCGTCGCCCAGCATGGCGCGGCGCATCATGGAACCCATCATGGGATCACCTCCGCAGTAACGCGCAGCGCGATCGTCGCGATGTGCAGGTTTTCCGATCCAGCCGTCGGGTCGGCGTACAGAACGATCTCGCCCCACGACGGGCCGGCGAGCGTGGCGGTCTGCGTCGCGGTGAAACTGGCGGTGGCGGTGCCGCCGCCGGCGCTGACAACGGACCCGGTGACCGTGGTGGAAACGCCTGCCAGCGTCAGCTTCGCCTTCGGCGTGTAGCCGGTCCAGTTGAAGTTGGTCCCGCCCACCTCGTGGACGTGGAAGTCGATCTTGAGCACTTCCCCTGGCACCACGGTGATGCTCGGGATCGGAGTTGCCAGCGTCAGGTTCATCAGATGCACCTGTAGGGGTTAGGACGATCAAAGAACGGGAATGCGTTTCCTGCGGTGTCCATCACGACATGGACGAGGACCTTCGCTGACAGTTGCTCGGTAGTCCAATTGCCGCTGCTGTATTGGGAACCGACGGGTCCAAACTGATCCGTCGGCGTCGCGTTCACGGCAACACCATCGACGCGCGTCGCGGTGTTGTGGTACTCGCGGAGGTTGATGCAGTTGGTGTAGTCAAAGGTCAGATCGGTGCCGACGGTAACCCCGGATCCGGTCAGCGGCGGCGGGAACCACAGACGGACGGTGTAGGTCCATCGATAGGCGGCGCCGGCGATTGCGCTTGCCTCGCGCACCTCGCACAGGCCCATTGTGACGATTTGCCCTGCTCCCATCTCGCGCCGCGCCCAGCGCAGCGTGTCCTTGTTGTCGATGGCCGTCGCCGCGCCTTGCGTCCACGAGTTGACTACGGCGCGGTTTGCGCCGGCAATGCCCTCGTTAAAGATGGGACGGTTCCAGCTCACGGGAATGTCGGCTTGGGAGACGTGATCTCGGCCATGTTGAGAACGCCGATCATGGTGGCGAATGTCGCCGTGCTCGGGTACTTCTGGAAGAATCCGATCTTGTCTGCCTGAAGCACCACGACACCGGCTACGGTCGCGCCGGACGTGCAGAGCGGCTGGCCGGTCGGCTTCGGGATCGGCACTTGCTCGAGGTGGTACCAGGCGTCGAAGAGGAACTGGTGCTGGATGCGGTACCACTCGTAGGACGGGCTGATCGTGAAGCCCTGGTACACGACCGTGCCAATGTCGCAGCCAAGGAATACCGCGTCATTCCGCTTTCCGATGTAGCTGGCGTAGCTGCTCGTCGGCGGTTCCGGGGTCGCCTCCCGAGTCCGGTCCCAAAGCAGCTCGAGCGTCATCGTCATCTGCGGGACCTCGTAGGTCGGCGGGTTGCCGTTCAAGTCCACTTTCGTGCCGCCGATGTCAACGACGCTTCCGGGCCATGCGACCGTTCCGTTTGCCGGGAACGTCGGTGCGATGCGCCACATCTGTGCCGCACGCACGCCGCTGGAGCGAGTGACCTGGACGTATTTGCCCTGATCAACGGTGTATGGATCAAAGGTCCCGAACCTACAAGTGACCTCCCAGACATACGGCGCCTCGCGCTGCATCGTGCTTTCGACGCTGCGGCAGACGAACGCCTTCAGAAACGCATCGGAACCGTAGATTGCAGACGGCAGTCGTTCGCGGATCTTCGGCAAGCCGGAAGCCGAGAGCATCTGCTGATCGCCCGGATAGGTGTCTCCGGAGCTTGCCGGCTCCCATCGAACCTGGTACTGGAGGTCGAGCGTGTGCTGCTCGCCAGGCATTGCCAGCGAGTAGTTCCGCGTCTCCGGGCGCTCAATGACGGTCCACGTGCCCATTAGAACGGCCTCCCCATCTTGCTCGCGATGTCACGGAGCACGGTCAGGATGTCGGCAATGCCGGCTGCGCCGGTCAGCGTCTGGTCGATGGCGGCGTTGCGGAGCCCGCCGGCTGTTGCGGTCGCCTGACCGGCTGCGGCGATGCCAGCGGAAATGGTCGGATCGGCGGCGATCCGCTGCGCCTCGGTGCGGCTTGCCGCAGACTGCGCCTGGATCGCCTGAATCACGCCGGGCGCGACGGCCTTGGCGATCGTCTGCTCGTCCTGGTACTTCTGAATCAGCGCCTGTGTCTGCGCGTTGGCGGCATCGAGGTCCCAGGTGGTCGCCATCCGAGTCAGCTCGTCTACCCGGTCGTTCATCAGCGCCGTCGCCTGGCGGATGGCATTAAACGCCACCTGACCGACGTTGAACGCCGCCGAGATTCCGGACGCCATTGCCGTCCGTGCGCTCGACTCGTTGAGCTTCTTAAGCTCCTGATTCGCCCGCGCCACGCCCTTGACCACGCCTGACGGGTCCACCTCGGCGCGAATGACGGCCTTCATTTCCTTAGCCACCTGACACCTCCTCGGCGAACTCCTCGATGCCGCGACGGGTCCAGGGGAAGAGCTGCTGCGGTCGCTGCCCGGTCATGGCGCACGCGATGACGCCGAGCAGGAACTCGCAGCGTTCCCCCGTGGTCATCTCCGTCCGTGCGATGCCGAGCGGCATGGTCATCCGTTGCTCCGGGCTTGAGATTCGCCATAGCCGCCGCTCGGCGGCTCCGTAGGGCGCGGACCGTTCACCGCCTCGAGCAGGGCCGCGGCGATGTCGCCACGGATCGACGCCAGCTGGTCGTTCCGGTCCACGAACCGGCTGCCGTCGGGCATGGTGAGGTTGTCGCCCCACCAGAACTGATCGGTGCGGCTGCGCTGGTAGTCGCCGAGCGTCGGCTCGCGCACCACCACGTCGCCGACGCCGTCGATCGTGACGGTGCGGCTTCGGGCGGCAATCTTGGACAGGTCGAACGGCATCAGGCTTCCTCGACCGAGACGTTCCACATACCGGCCTGGGTGCCGTCATCCGAGCGGCTGGCGCTGACGATGTGGCCGGTGATCGCGTAGGCGATCGATCCCTGGTCAGTAAAGGTCACGACCACGGATCGGTTCACGGCGTCGGCCAGCGTGGTCGGGTACAGGTGCGTCCGGAGCGCGTTGTCGGTGCTGCTGTCCTGCGCCATCATGTCGAACGTCACGGTGCGACGAACGCGACCAGGCGCCCGCTTCTCGCGGAAATCCGAGAGTTGCGTCACGTCAATGCTTGCACGCTCGAACTGGACGCTGATGTTCTTGACCGGAAACGTGGTCGCGCCGGCTGCGTTGAAATTGAGCGTGACGGTTCCGCCGTAGCCTGAGATAAGTGCCATTTATGTCTCCGATGCGAGAATTGTCATGGTGATGGTTGCGATGCGCTCGGCGTCCTGCTGCCCGTCATCCGGCGTCTCCGCGGAGAACGCGACCGACAGCTCGGACATCATCAAGTTGCAAGCGTTTCCGGCATCAACGATCGTGCCGCTAGTCCACAGAGCAGCGACGGAATCCGCCATCTGCGTGACGGTTTCTACCGTGTCAGCGATGCACGCGACCTCGACCGAGATGGTCCAATGATTGGTGTCCGCAACCACGCCGCGCATCTGCGCGTCGAGGTTCGCCGCGGTGAGCTCGTAGACCATGCAGGGCGTCGCCGTGCCGGCATTCCTCATGCCGACGGATACCGTGTAGGTGGTCGTTACCAGGGCGTCGTAGACGGCTTTGCTGATGGATTCAAGCGGCACGGCGCAGCCCTCCCATGACGAGCGACGCCTGGCGCAGGATGGCCTCGGCGATGGCGTTGCCCATAGCCGTCGCGTTGGACCGCGCCCACCTCATGCTGATGAACGAGCCCGGGATTCGGCGCTTGGCGCCCTTGTGCCGGAAGCCTGATTCGAGCAGATGCCAGATGCGCTGGCGCCCCTTGCCGCGCTTGGCGCGGTAATCGACGCCGATGCTGAAGATGAGGGAGCCGTAGCCCTTCTGCGCCCGCTTCGGGCCGTCAAGCCGCGTCGAGGCGGCGATCGCCCGCCGGTGCAGCCCCTTGCCCTGGTACCGGGCGCCGCGCCATGCCGTGCGGAGCTTGCCGATGTACGGCTTGGTGCCCTCGCGGATCGCCTTCTTGCGGACCCGCTCGTTGAGCTTCTGCGGCAGCTGCGCGAGCGTGCGGCGCACCTCGGCGCTGTCCACCGAGATCCGCACGACGTTGGTTGCGCCGCGTCCTGCGCTCGGGCCGAACAGGCTCATTCGGTCACCTCCACGGCCTCGATCTCGAGGCGCCGGCGGCGCTGGTCCATGTCCCAGCACGCCCGGCAGTTGAACGTCCGGGTAGTGCCGTTGTCGTTCCACAGCAGCCGGCTGCGGGAGGTCAGCGACGGCAGCCAGCTCGCAATGATCCGCCACTCGGTGCGAACCGCCGGGCCGCCGTCATCCATGACCTCGGTCGTGTTGGACGCCTCGACGTGCGCCCACACGGTGCCGATCGTGACCCAAGCCTCGACCGCCTGGCCGAACGCATCGACCGTGCGGACGGGGTTCTGCACCGTCAGCGACAGGCGCAGCATCCCGCTCGGGACGGGAGCGGCCATCAGCCAATCCCCTTCCCCATCATGGCGCTGATCCGGTCCCAGTAGTCGCCGGGCAGCGTCACCGTGTCATCACCGCGGCTCTGGACGTGCTGCGCCACGCGCTGGAGCAGCATCATCTCGAGGAGCGGATTCAGCGTGTTGGAGCCAGCCGTCACGGTCAGGACGAGCGGGTACGTCAGGTCATCCTCGTCGAGGCTGGCGTACTGGATGCCGTTGATCGTGACCAGCGTCAGGCTGATGGTCGCCGCGTTGTCATCCACGCAAGTGCACGCCGTAGCCGGCTGGCGCTCGAGCCGGACAAGCTTCTCGGTGTTCGCCGGCTCGAGGCCGACGTACTGCGTGCGTGTCACCGGATCGACGCACCATCCGGTGCGCTCCTCGAGCTCCCGCTTCGCGGCCTCCCAGGCGATAAGGATCGCCGGATCGTCCTCGTTGTGAGGGATCCGCGCCCATGCCCGAAACTTGGGAAGGTCTAGCGCCATCTTTCCTCCGCAGCGGGCGGGGGGGGACGAATCCCCCCCGCGCCCGCCTATGCGAGAGTCCTATCAGGCGTTGGTCACCTGGAGCTGCACGAGGCTCTTCACGCGGGTGAAAGCCGAGTTGGCGAACGCCATGCCCTGGAAGATCACGCGGGCGCTGCTCGCCGCGGTGATCTCGTCGCGGATCATGCCGACGCCGCCCCACTCGCGAACCGAGAAGCCCTCGGAGATGTTGCCGAGGACCGCCACGACGTTCTTGCCGCTGGTCGCCGTCGAGACGTGCGCGGGGAGGTACTCGGTGACGTACACCGGGAGGCCCATCAGGGTGAACGGCGCGGCCTGGGTGTTCGTCGCGTCAGCGGACGGGATGAAGACCGGGACGTTGTTCACCAGGATGCCGGCGATCGCCGCGTACACGTCCTGCGGCAGGATCCATGCTGCCGAGCCCCAGTAGGCGGCCGGGAGCTTGCTGTAGCGCATCTCCGACAGCTTGGCGATCGTCGCGCCGGCGGCAACGGCCGCGGCACGGGTGGTGCCAGCCGAGGTCGCCGTCGTGATGTTGACGTTCGCGTTGACGGTGAAGATGCCCGTCGGCGCGTTGGTGCCGGAACCGCCGACGTAGCCCCACTCGAGGTTCTTGGCGAGCTGGCGCTGGAGCGAGTCCATCACCTCGGCCTCGACATCGAAGTTGGCCTGCCGGATCAGCTGCTGGCTGACCTGGGTGTAGGGGATGCACGGGACGGGCGAGATCGGCACCTCGACGAACGCCGGGTCGATCGACGTGCGGGCCGTCGTGCCAGTGTCGGGCTGCGTCCACGCCGAGGTGTAGTCGGCGGTGGCGAGGGAGTTGTAGCGCAGCGTCGGGTAGCCCTGGACGCCGGTGCGGAGGTCGGCGAGGTTGCGGACCACCGTGTTCGCGTCGAGGTACTTGAGGATGCCGTCCTCGTAGATCTTCGGGATCAGGACGCTGCTCGAGGCCGTCGAGATCATCTCGCGCTGCTCGGGGGCGCGGCCGCCCTTCAGGTAGCCGAGGAACTGCTCGCGGTACTCGGGGGACGAACGCCACTCGATCGCCTGCTCGCGCTTCTCGGCGACCACCTTCGAGGTCGCGGCGTGGCTGGCGAACTTCTCGCGCAGCTCGGCGGCGCTGCGCTTCTGGTTGAGGTCCTTCAGCTCGTCGAGGAGCTCGCTGGCGCGGGCCTCCTGCTCGGCGGTGATCTGGTCATTCGCGAGAATGCCATTCACCTCAGTTTCGATAAACTTGCGACGCTCGATGATCTCTGCCTGCTTCATGTGAGTGCCCTCAATCGCAGACGAAGCCGGGCTAGCGCCGGCGCGTAGTTGCGTGCCTCGGCGCTCGTCTGCGGATACGCGCCGTTTTCAACGATGGAAATCTCGCGGAGGTCCACCTCCGAGAGGGTCCGCTCGCTGCCCTTCCAGGCGTCGGAGCGGACGTAGAAGCCGAACGACATCTCGGTCAGCACTCCGGCCTCGACCAGGGCGCGAACGTCACGCGCACGCTGGGTGTCCGGGAGATCGACCTCGAACGCGAGTCCCTTGGTGTCGCTGCCGAGCTTCAGCAGCCCGCTGCGGGTGTTGGCGAGCAGCTCGCGGCGATCGTGCCCAACGAGCATCGACACGTTTCCCGACAGGCTCGAATCAAAGGCGCCGCGGGCGACCCGCTCGACAAACGGCTTGCCGTTGTTGACGCCGCGCACGGTCAGCGGGTGGCTTGGCGCGTCGTAGACCGCCGCATAGCCGGCAAGCTTGTTGCCGGAACGCTCGAAGGTCGCCGTGCGGATCTCAAGCATTGTCACCCTCCGCGTCTGGGTTGCCTTCAACGACCGCGCCGGACGCGCCGCCGGGCATCGACACGGTCGGCGTGTCGAGGCCGTCGATCGGCGGAAGGCCGAGATAGTGCCTGGCGTCGTTCGGCGACATGATTCCGGCGAGCACCAGCTTCGAGAACGCCATGCCCTGGTCGCGGAGGTTGCCGCGGGTGATCGGGGTCGTGTCGATGTGCACGCGCTCGCCGGGAGCGCAGAGCTTGCGCTGGAGCTCGCTCTCCCACGCGGACGCCCACGCGGCGATCGCGCCGTCGGCGTATGCGCGGGCCGTCTCTGCCTGGCTCGAGAGTGCGCCGCCGCCCTGCTGGAACAGCATTTCGGGCGGCACGCCGAATGCGCGGGCGATCTCCTGCACCGAGAAGCGGCGCGAGTCGAGCATCGAGCTGCTCGTCTCCTGGCTGATCTTCTCCGCCTTCATGCCCTCGCGCAGGATCAGCGGGCGGCTCGCGCCGTCCGCGGTCGCGTGCATGGTCATCCAGGCGTCGCGGATCGCCTGCACCGTCTGGTCGCTCATCGCGCCCGGATGGCTGATCGCGATCTTGCCCATGCTGCCCGTCTTGACGAGCGCAGCGTGCGCCCCGTCCTCGTCGGCGGCGAGCTGCATGGCGTGCCGCGCCATTTCGAGCGGCGAGCGGAACCAGCACGGGTTGAGGTGGTCCGGGTAGCAGCCGACGTGCAGGATTTGGTCCTGATTCAGCACCGTGCTGCCGATGCGGTAAATCACGCCGTCATCGGTCACTTCGCCGCTCATGGCATCGGCGGGGATCGGCTGGAGCTCGGCGATCGCACCGTCAGACGAGCGTCGAATCAGCGCGAGGCCGTTGCCGTGCGTCAGGGCGACCGAGGTCGTGTAGCGACGGAACTCGTAGCCGGACTGCCACCGGCTGGCCTCACGGTTCATCAGCATCGAAACCGGGTGGTCCGGAATCGTCTGTCCGTCGCTGTCGAGGACCGAAATCGGGAGCCGGGCAATGTCCGCGCTGATCAGCTGCGTAGCGCGGACAACGGCGGGGATGGCGTCCACCGGCGCCGACACAATGGGCTCCGGTCGCGTGTAGATGGCTACACCCGACTTGAATCCAAAGAACCGAGCGAACATTGCCCGAAGCTCCATGGAACGGATGGAACCGAAACGCCCAAATCCGTCTACTGCGATTTTTGGAATCCCGGTCTAAAGAAACAACCGCGAGCGTGGTCGCGGTTGCCGCCCCCTTGGGCCTCGAACGATTGCTGCTGACACAGCAAGCGTTCCACCACCGAATCGGCTCGGTGCGTCAAATTGTCTGGAAAGATGCTACCCGATCGGACACGCGCTCGCGCTGACGCCCGTGACCTCGCGGACGCCGTTGTGCTCCATCAGCAGCGCCGCCATGTTCCCGGCGACCACCGCGTCGGTGTTGCCGTTGCTTCGCCCCTTGACCGGGCGGATGTTGCCGACGTTGTCCTTCACCAGCCGCACCGCCTGGAGCGCCGAGGACAGCACCGGATCCGGCTCGTAGAAGAGCTGCCGCGACTTCAGGAGGTCGCCCCAAAGCTTCCACGCCGGGGCCATCGTCCGGATCGACTGATCGATCGGGACGATCGGCCATCCGCGATCCGCCCACCGCCGGATGTCCCGTGCCTGGGACGGGTTCTGGTCCACGCCGACCTTCCGCACGTCGTAGCGGGCCATGATCACCTCGAGCTCAGCCTCGATGATCGCCATGTCGTGCCACTCGCCCGGCATCCGGCGCAGATGTCCCTGTTCGCACCACTTCGACAGCGGGCACTTCGACCGCTTGGCGTCGGCCTCGATGTCCAGCCCCGCCCACCAAGACACGTTCCGGGCGCGGATACGCCCGCCGTCCACGACCATCACGCACAGGGTCGTGAGGTCGAGCTGGGTGCCGTACCCGCCGCGGCTCAAATCAATGGCGACCACCGCCGGGGATCCCCGTAGCCGATCCCAGTCGCAAGCCTCCGACTGCCGCTCCAGGACCGAGAGGTCCACGTCGGTGGTCGCCAGTTCGTGGTAGCGGCACGCCAGCTGCGTTTCGAACTCCGCAATCTGGACGGGATCGCCGCTCTCTAGCATCGTTCGCGCCGCCATCTCGAGCTGCGTCGGGTCGATGATCGTCCCGAGCCCGGGGTGCGCCTTGATCCATGTCGCCGGGTCCGATGCCTGATCGTCGGCGTCCAAGCCGTACAGCATCGGCCACCAGCCGGCTGGATACGGCTGTCCGGACGCGATCGCCCGCTCGAGCGCGTCCCAGTAGCCCCAGATGGGGCGCGTCTTCATCTCCGGATCGGGCGTCGTGGCGTGCAGCGCCTGGCTGCTCGGGAACTTGGCAAGCCCGGTCAGCAGCCGCCCGAACGCCTTTTCCATGCGTGCCGTCTCGTCGGACACCACCGTCCGCACCGTCAGGCCGTCGAGCGCCTTGTCGGTGCACGGAAGCGACGTGTACCGGTTGCCGCCGTGCGTCACCTTGCCGGGGTGCGCCGGGGTGCTGCCGCCCGTCGCGTGCCATTCCTCGTCCCCGAGCGTCTCGGACATCACCCGCATCCGCTCGAACGTCTTCTGCGCCAGGCGCCCGTCCGGCGCCACGCTCGCGAACTCGAGCCGCGTCGTTGGGTCGCTCATCGCCGCCATGATCAGGCTCGCGGCGAACTCCGTCTTTCCGTTGCCGCGCCCGACGGCGAGAAGAAGGTTCTTCGTCGCCGGCGTGTCGGTCTTCCGCCCGTCCACGATGCGACGCCTGGCGAGCAGGAGCATCGCGACCATGCATTGCCAGGGCATCCACACGAGCGGGGTGCCGGCGCCCGCCTCGGCGCCCTGCCCGCACCGAAGCGCAAACACGCGGGCTGCGTCCGCTCGAGCATCGTCCCACCACACGCCGTGCTTCGCCGGCGCACGCCGCTCCTCGAGGTAGCGGCGACAGGCGTCCGTGATCCTCGCATTTGCGACGATGCTGCCATCCACCACCGACTTCGCGTAGGCGTCGGCTTGGGCGGCGCAGTCAACCGGCTTGGGCTTGCGGGATCGCTTCGCCATGTGCGTCAGTTTTGGAGG